GGCGGTATGCTTTTTGAGTCTTGGGGCGTTCTGCCACCGCCTGACGAGTGGCACGCCTCCAGTGGATATGGTGCCGAACGGTCAATGTCCTGTGTGGTGCTGCACAAAGAGCGCGGCGAAGATGTCAGATATAAGGTGAAAGTGTGAGCAAACCATTTGAGACGCAAGAAGGCGGCGATCACTACAGGTCAATGACCATTCAACCCGTCGAGTATATCCATCGCAATAACCTTGGATTTTGCGAGGGCGCTGTTATCAAGTACGTATCTCGCTGGCGCAACAAAAACGGCGTTGAAGACCTGCTGAAAGCCCGGCATTTTATTGACCTTTTGATCGAGATGGAAAAGGTTGAGTAGGCGCCCAGGCCTTCCAAAGTCAGGTAGCGTATGGCCGCATGAGGGCCAGTGGCTGACAGTAAGAGAAATTGCTGAAATTCACGGCATACCTGTAACCACACTCAGAAGCAGGCTTTGGACGCATGATCGTGGGTCAAAGGTGCTAGCAGTGCATATTGCTCTGAGCATGGAAAACGGCAGGCAGCGCAACAAATCGACCGGGTTTGATATGTCACTGGTCAGGCGACTAGACAGCCTTTGGAGGCGATAATGCATTACATTCCGAGTTACTTTGGCATTAGCGAGCTGGTGCCGCCATCGGTACACAATGAGCGCGGGGAAAAGGCATGGGAATTGCTGGACCCTTTGCTTTTGGAATCCATTGATGCCGTGCGAAAGATGTTCGGGCCAATGGTGATTAACAACTGGGCAAGCGGCGGCGATCGGCAATGGTCAGGATTAAGAACACCGGACTCGCCCTATTATTCAAAGTACAGCCAGCATTCATTTGGCAGGGCGGCGGATATGCTGCCACAGGATGCGGATGTAAACGAAATAAGGTCTTATATTATACTCAACCCTGCAAAGTTCCCTTTGATTACCGGCATCGAGCTGAACGTGAGCTGGTTGCACATTGATGTGAGAAACACAAAGGGCGTCAAAACCTTCAACCCATAGGTGAAAGGCAATGGAAGAGAAACCCAAAAGAGTAAAAACAGGCGGCAGACAGAAGGGCACGCCAAACAAAATGACGCTAACCGTCAAACAAAGCGTATTAGATGCGTTTGACCAGGTAGGTGGTGTTGATTATTTGATTAATATTGCATCAGATGACCCGAAAACCTTTTGCGCAATGCTGGCCAAGATCATTCCGTCTGACGTTAATGCTGATCTGAAGGCGTCCGGAGAGTTTGTAGTCCGCTGGGCGGGTGACGATGACTGAGGTTGTCATACCGTATAAGCCCAGAGACCTTCAAAAAACCATACATAACGAGTTAAAACGCTGGAATGTCTTAGTTTGCCATCGACGTTTTGGGAAAACCGTTTTTGCTATCAATGAATTGTTAAAGGGTGCCATGATGTCGCGGCTTAACAACCCGCGTTTTGCGTATTTGGCGCCGACATACAAGCAAGCAAAGTCTATCGCGTGGGATTATCTGAAAGAGTACAGCCGACCAATACCTGGAATAAAGATCAACGAGTCGGAATTGCGTATTGATTACCCAAATGGGGCGCGTATTCAGTTATACGGCTGTGATTCGCCAGATGCGTTGCGTGGTATCTATCTTGATGGCGCCATTCTTGACGAATATGCCCAGATGCCGCGCAATCTTTTTGGTGAAGTTATCCGACCGGCACTGTCAGACCGCACTGGATGGGCGATTTTTATCGGCACACCCAAAGGTCACAACGCTTTTCACGAGCTGTACGAGCACGCCGAGAATGACCCTGACTGGTATGCCAAGGTATACAGAGCCAGCGAGACCAGCATTATTGACGCCGCAGAGCTAGAAGATGCCAAGCGGATTATGACTGATGACGAATACGAGCAGGAGTATGAATGCTCGTGGTCTGCTGCTGTTAAAGGCGCGATATATGCTCAGGAAATAGCCGCTGCACGCAAGCAGAACAGAATCGGTTTTGTTCCAATCGACCCGGCGCTGGATTTAATGACCTTCTGGGATTTAGGTATATCCGATGCAATGTCGATCTGGTTTGCTCAGGCTGTAGGCAAAGAGATTCGCTTTATTCATTATTACGAGAATACCGGCGAAGGCATGGCGCACTACATAAAGTACATCAAAGACTTTGCAACTGAGCATTCTTTGCGGTTAGGTGAGCAATTTGCGCCGCATGATATTGAGGTGCGAGAGTTATCCACAGGCAAAAGCAGGAAAGACGCTGCACGCGAGATGGGCTTCATATTCAGGACAGTACATCAGCACAAAGTCCAGGATGGAATTGAGACGGCCAGACGGCTTTTTTCGCGCTGCTGGTTCGATGCCAAGGGGTGCGCACATGGTTTAGATTGTCTGTCGCTGTATCGTCGAGAATATGACGAAAAACGGCAAGTATTCAGAGATAATCCGCTGCACGATTGGACTAGTCATTGTGCGGATGCGTTTCGCACGTTTGCAATGGCATGGAATGACCAGATGACTTCTGGCGTAAAGGCGCACGGTCCAGCAATTATCAACAAAGGTTTTAATCCGCTCAAAAGGTAATGTATGAAAATCGCAAAAGGTATCAAGTTAGACACTATTGAAAAGCACATGGCAGCAATGTGGATTGTGCAAACCGTTATGCAGGACACAGCGCAACAGTTTAATTTGCTAGAAGCGTCTGACAAAAGTTTCAAGATCGGTATCAGGGTTAATTTGCAGTCTGTTCAAGTTGAAAGGTTGATAATCAAACCGTTAAACGATTTGCTGGATGGATATACTATTAATGCGGATTTAAACGCAAAAACGCTGGAGATTTCAAAACGTGTTAGTCAAAGCAGAAAAGCAAAGTCTGCTGAAGACAACGAATCTACAGCAGATTGATGGGTTTATTGTCTACAGTGTGGGCAGCCATTGGTGGAGTTGTTTGTTTAAACCGTGGAGCCACGTATCGCTAATACTGCGCAAAGGTTCAGACTATATTTGTTTTGAGCCTTCTACCTGTTTTAGCGATATTGTCTTGCTACCAAAGGGGACAAAGTGGCGTGAATGCTTTGCTAAAGATGCGTATATCCAGCCGTTTAGGATATGGCGCAAGACACAAGGCTATCGCTGCTGGCATTTGTTGCAGCCGTTTACTTGTGTTGAGCAGGTTAAAGCATTCTTAGGTATCCGCAAATGGTGGATATTCACCCCCAACCAACTTAAAAGGTATATTGAAAATGGGCAGCGTATTTAAACCAAAGAAACCAAAACCAGATTTGGAAGCTAAAAAACTGGCACGCCAACAAGAAGAGCGCATGAGAGAGCAAGAGTCCGAGATTGCCGCAGCTAAAGCAGCCAAGCGTGCTAACAAAGGCCGCGCTTCGTTGATTAGTGGCGCAGAAACAGGCGTTACTGGCACTCCTACTCGCACAACCATGGGTTAATAGTTATGACGCTACCTGCATCCATTAGCAACCCGGCTGCGCTATTAAAGCGTTTCAAGGTTGCTAAAGACAGACGGAATTCGACATGGTGGTCTCATATGCAGGAAGCGTATGACTATGCCGCCCCGCAACGCGAAACGTTTACAGAACACGCGCCAGGTCAGAAGAAGAACACTGACATCTTTGACAATACCGCCATTACTGGATTGCAGACATTTGCAAACCGTATGCAAAAGGCTGTTGTCCCAGCATGGCAGCAGTGGGACAAATTAGTTCCAGGCAGCGCGATACCTGAAGAACAGTATGAAGCACTGGTTGAATTTGAAGGCCAGCAGATGACTGTTGTTGAGGCTCTGGAGCGGATTACCGATACAGTATTTGAGTACATTCATCGGTCTAATTTTTCCAGTCGCATCTATGAAGCGTTTATTGATTTTGGAATCTCAACGGGCACTATCACTTGCGAATACGATGTAATCAATGACGAGCTGGTTTTTAATGCCGTGCCATTGTCGCAACTGTATTTGTCCCCGGGGCCAAACGGCAAGATTTCAGATCATTGGCGGGAGCATAGCGTTGAAGGTGAAAACATTCTGGCGATGTGGCCGGAAGCTGATCTGGACGAAGAAACGTCTAAGAAGATCACGGAAAAGCCGCAGGAGAAGCACCAAATAATTGAGGGATGTATATACGCTGAGAACGAATACCACTATGTCGTTCTGATGGCAAAGAAAAAGCGTATTATTTTTACTCAAAACAATGGTGAAACCAGCCCATTTATATCGTTCAGAGGCATGGTAGTACCCGGCGAAGTTTATGGCCGTGGCCCTGTCATGCAGGTTTTGACTGATATTAAGACGTTGAACGTTGTAAAAGAGTTTGAGCTGACTGCTGCTGCGCTTGCTGCAAGTGGTGCATGGACTGGACGCAATGATGGCGTTTTTAATCCGTACACAGTACAGGTTGCGCCGGGCGTTGTGATTCCTGTTGGTTCAAATGACTCAACAAATCCCACATTGGCAGCCCTGCCGATGAACTTTGACTTCAATGTTAACCACATTGTTGCCGAAGAGTTGCGTCAAAGTATTAACAAGGCGTTGTTTGCAGACCCGTTGGGCCAACTTGACGACCCGACCAAGACTGCAACTGAAATGCAGATTCGCTATCAAATGCACCTAGAAGATGCGGCTGCGTTTTTTGCGCGTTTGCAGACCGAACTGGTTGAACAACTGACTACCCGCGTGGTATACCTATTGCAGCGTGAAGGCATTATTCCGCCTATGCGCGTTGATGGTAAGGATATTGCGGTCAAGCATACTTCGCCTATTGCCCGTGTTATGGATATGGAAGATATTCAAAACGTGCAACAAGCATTGCAGTCTACTGCGTTGCTGGGTGAAGAAATGGTTGCAATGACGTTCAACATTGAAGAAGTGGGCAAGTACATGGCTGAAAAGTTTGGCATTGACGCAAGTCTTGTGCGAACTGATTCAGAGCGCGAACAGCTGAAACAGCAGATGGCGCAAATGGCTATGGCTTCTCAAGCGGTACAGCAATGAATATTGATGAAATTAAAAGGCCATTGAGTAAAGATGAAATTGCAAAAGCGTCCAAAGACAACGAAGCACTCGCCCTTGAACGAGCCGGGCGATACCACAGGGTTTTTGTCCAGAATCAGGACGGCGCAAAGATTCTTGAGGAATGGATTAACCAGTTTGCTTTTGGCGGGTTTACTTCTGGCGATGCTAGTCAGACTGCGCTTGCTAAAGCAGAAGCGCGACGAGAATTTGTCGCAATGATTATCAATGAAATCAATGTAATCAACCGGAGATCATAAATGACTGACGAAACTATGCTGCCCACTGATGTGGATACCAGTAATGACGCAGTAGAAAAACCAGCCGAAGAACAACAGGAGTTTGCGTGGTTCTGGGATGGCGAAAGACAGGGAGAAGGAGAGCCACCGGAGTGGTTTAAAGCAGACAAATACAAGTCTGTTGCTGACCAGGCTAAGGCATACACCGAAGCCGAAAAAAGATTGGGTGCGTTTAAAGGTGCGCCTGAAGAATACGAGCTGAAACTACCTGAAGATTTTCAAATACCAGAAGGTGTTGATGCCCAGTTAGATTCTGAAGACCCGTTGTTGCAAGCATTTTTGCCTTGGGCTAAAGAAAACAATCTTTCGCAAGATGCGTTTGAATCCATTGTTGGTATGTACGTTAATCAACAGGTTTCGGATTACCAAATGGCAGAAGAAAATGCAGCATCTCAAAAGGCGTTGCTTGGCGATAATGCAGACAAGCGTCTCAATGATTTAGCTAAGTGGGGCAAGTCTAACCTTGACCCTGAGATGTATGACAAATTTGCATCATCTTTAACCACTGCCGCTGCTGTTGAAGCGTTTGAATTCATTGTAGGGAAAACTCGTAACGCGCCACTGCCAGACCCGACCAATATTAATCCTAGTTTGCAGGCCAATAAGCAACAAGAGCTTAAAGAAATGCAGGCTGCTAAGGATGAAAGCGGTCAATTGAAGTGGTTTACTGACCCTAACCATCGCGCAAAGATTGAAGCATTGCAAAATGAACTATATGGCAATGCTCCATATCGCAAGATTGTGGGGTAGTCATGCCAAACGACAGTATGCTTCCTGGACCGTTTGATTACGTTAATCAATATCATGCCGAAACAATTAGCACTGGTCGCGCCAAGCAGTTAGCAGACGGCAAGGTTGTCACCGTCAATGCTATTGGCGTTGAGCATGAAGGCAAGATATATACGGTACCTGGATATGATCGAAATACAGGCAAACTGCTATCGCCCGAAGAAGCTAAAAGCAAGCATATGAATGCTATTTTAGAAGGAAAGGTGGCAGGTATTCCATTGAAGTTTGATGGGCCTGCATCTAAGCATCCAGCAAATGTTTTGGCCAAGCAAAACCACAGGAAGATGGAAAGCCCAAGGGAACAGGCAAGGGCGATTGACGCAGTTTATTGGAAATAAGTGTTGCAAGACAAATACGAATGAGTATACTAATCCTATCTCCTTTGTAATCCTCTAGTGTTGTACTCTCACTTAGCCCTGACTTGTTCAGGGCTTTTTTTTTGATTAAACGAACATTGTGTTCTAATATACTAGTGTTGCATTCCACGTCAGATACCCCAGTAATGGGCCTGAAACGGAGCCATTTAATACTTGTTATGCTGGCCCGGTTTAGGTCACCCAGCAAAAACAGGTCAAACCATACTGTTTTTGTTTAATTTATTGAGGTTCTAATCATGTCTATTAATCTTTCTAGTGTAGCCCAACAAGAATTTGACTCGATGGTACATCACCTGTACCAAGCCGACGGCCGTCTGCGTAACTACGTTACTCAACGCGCTGGCGTTGTAGGTGACATCTACAAATTCCGTACCATGGGTAAAGGTCTGGCCAATCAAAAAGCCACCCAAGCTGATGTTGTGCCGATGGATGTTGCGCATTCTCTGGTTAACTGCGTTCTGGAAAACTGGAATGCTCCTGAGTACACCGACATCTTCGATCAAGCTGAAGTTAACTTTGACGAGAAAACCCAGCTGGCAAAAACCATTGCCATGGCTATCCGTCGTCGTGAAGATCAGCTGATTATCGACGCTCTGGACGCTGCTACTCCTGCCGATACTATCCTGACTTCTGTTGGTGGCGCTGCCTCCGGCCTGAACATGGACAAAATTCGTGCAGCTGGCGCCGTACTGGACAACGCTGGTGTTCCCGAAGAAGGCCGCGTAATCGTAGCCAACACTCGTTCTAAGTGGAGCCTGCTTGGTGAAACCGAAGCTACTAGCTCTGACTACAACACAGTCAAGGCTCTGGCTAATGGTCAAATCGACACCTTTGCTGGATTCAAGTTTGTCTTTATTGCTGACAATGCTGAAGGTGGTATTACTTCTGCCAGCAACATTTACGACAACTATGCTTTCCACATGGACAGCGTTGGTCTGGCCGTAGGCATCGACTTCCGTACTGAAATCAATTACATCGCTGAGAAAACTTCTTGGCTGTGTAACGGCGTTTATAAAGCTGGCTCCGTCGCTATCGACGCATCCGGCATTGTAAAAGTCCAATGTACTGAAGCATAACCTTTCGAGGTACGGGGGGTGGCAACACCCCCCTTTTAATATATGGCGACAAAACTTAGCGTTATTAATCAGGCACTTGTTTTAATTGGTGAAACGCCAATTAGCAGTATGGCCCAACCTGTCGGGACTATTATTGAAACAGTTTACGATACGGTTAAAGAAACGTTGCTGTCAGAGCATCGTTGGCGATTTGCGGTCAAAAAGACTAATTTGTCTGCCGCACCTGGTTCTCCACTCAATGAATGGAAAAACCACTTTACACTGCCAACGGATATGCTGTTGTTGATTCGTACTTATCCAAACAGCGATTATGAAATCTTTCAAAACAAGCTGGCAACAAATGAACAGTCTGTTGCCATAGATTACGTGTACGACCCAAGCGAACCAAAATACCCAGAGTATTTTGTTAAAGCCCTTGCAACGCAATTGGCTGCTGACATTGCTCTTGCGGTGACAAATGACAAGTCACTTGCACAACTGATGGAACAAAAGGCCATGCGCTTCTTGATGACAGCGCAGCATAAAGATTCACAGGGTAGGCCATCTACCCCCATTCAGAGCAGACCGTATATTGATGTGAGGGGGTAAGATTGAAAACTCACGTCTTACAATCTAGCTTCAACAATGGTGTCTTAGATGACCGCATGGCTGCGCGTCTGGACATCAAGCAATATTATCAAGGCGTCTTGCAAGGTGAAAACGTACAGTTTCTTCCGCAGGGTGGCATGAGGCGCAGACCTGGCTTCAGGTTTATAGATCAAATTGACTTGCTTACGGGCTCTCCAGATAACGGGAGGGTTGTGCCATTTGTTTTTAATACTGACCAAGCATATGTGTTGGTTTTTGTTCAAAACTTAATCGCGATATATCGGAATGATGTTCTAGTTGATACCGTTACAACTACATACACACAAGCACAAATTGATGAACTAGATTTTGCGCAAACTGCCGACACCATGATTATTGTGCATGAAAATGTTCGACCAAAATTGTTGGTTAGGGGTGCGACTGACTCAGATTTTACACTCTCAAATGTATCTTTTGAGTTTATCCCCCAATATGACTTTAACGATGCTGATAGCCCAACCCCTGTTTCGTGCATACAAACAGCAAGATTAACGGGAATTAACACAGGGGCTAGATTTAAACTGACGCTTGAAGGCGTCGATACCGAGGCAATCGGTTATTCAGGCGCAAGCGCTTCTACTAGAGAAGAAATTCGCATTGCACTACAGGACTTAGATGCTACTGGAAATTCAGGCATTTCGGTAACATCTTCTGGTGTTACACTTGACGCCACATTTACAATCACTTTTGCAGACGAGTCCGCAGATAATTGGCGAGTAATGTCAGGACGGTTTGTCGATGGATTTGAAACCGGCGATGAGCGCGTAAGGACAGCCAGAACACAAATAGGGACTAGCCGCAAAGAAAATGTGTGGTCTAGTACGCGCGGATGGCCGCGCACGGTTGTTTTCTTTGAAGGTAGGTTGTGGTTTGGTGGTTCAAAGTCTAGGCCGCATACCATATGGGGTTCAAAAGTTAATGACTTTTTTAATTTTGACCCTGGCAAAAGCAGAGCAAATCAGGCCATTGATATTACGTTAGACACTGACCAGATCAATAGGATTCAATCAATTGTTGGCGGACGTGATTTGTCTGTTTTTACAATTGGCGGCGAATATATTTTTAAGAAGGCTGTGTCTGACCCCATCACGCCAGATAATGTTGCGATTATTCAGCAAACTAGCTACGGCTCAAAACGAATCAAACCAGTTTCTATCGGCGGCGCACAATTGTTTATACAGCGCACTGGCAAAGCGATACGAGAATTTTTGTTTGATACTAATGTGGAATCATATGATTCTTCATCCGTCACTTTGTTGTCGCCCAATATCATTGACGACCCAATTGATATGAGCTTGCAGCGCGGCTCAACTGCCGACGATGCCGCATATGTTTACCTGACCAACTCTGATGGTTCGTTAGCCGTATATAACACGGCAAGATCAGAAAACGTGGCGGCATGGGCAAAGTGGACTTCTCCAAGTTGCTCGTTTAAGTCTTGCGCTGTCGTTTTGGATGAGGTTTATGTTTTAACTTTGAGAGCAAATAGTGGCCCTATTACTGACACTTTCCCTGGCGTTGAGTTTACATTCAATTTAGAAAAACTTGACCCGCTTATTCTGCTAGACGCAGCAGTATTGTCAACAAGTAATGGCGCCCCGTACACTGGCTTAAATCATTTAGATGGTAATGCAAATGTTTATATTGTCGGCGGCAATACGGATGATGGCTGGAACGCCAGAGGCGGTTATTTGGTTGCAAATAACACCATTACAGAAGAGTTTGTTTATGCAAATCAAATTGGTGTAAATTTTGAAACAACAATAGAGACTATGCCTATTGTTCAAAATCAAGGTAGCGGCTTTGACTTTGATGACGAAAAGCGCATATCAAGAGTCACGCTTGAAGTCTACGAATCAAGTGGTTTAGAAATTAATGGGTTTTCAATACCAGAAGATCAAAATGAAGAAAACCGTTATGCCTACGGCTCTTATACAGGAAGGCGCGGCATGATTCTTACAGGCTGGTCTAAAAGGCCAACAGTTACAATTACGCAAAGCAACCCATTGCCAATGACATTGCTGGGCATCGAGATGGAGGTGAACGGATAATGGGCGACAAAAGCACACTAACTAAACTTGCAGTATTAACAGCTGTCGCTGTTACAGCGCCACAATTTCTTCCAGCCGCCGGGGGAGAAGCCGCTGCAACAACCGCTACCGTAGCTGCTGAGCAAAAAGCAACTGAAGCAGCAACTCTGGCAGCTATGGAAACAGCTAAAAACACTACCACAGCCGCAGCAACCCAAGCTGGGAAATCTTCATTACTAACAGCCAAAAACGTTTTTTCAGGATTGACGGCGGCAGGTTCTCTGATGTCGGCATACTCCGGTATGCAAGCTGGAAAGGCTCAAGAGCAAGTTGCCAAAGCGCAAATTGAGCAAGAAAAGCTGCGTGCCAGAGATGAAGCCATTGCTAGGCGCGAGAAGCTGATAGATGCTATCTCGATGCAAAGCGCACGAACAGGCGCAGCTGGCATTACGTCTGTCGGCACACCATCTCAAGTGATGGGAACAGACATTGAAAAATTTGAATATGAAGATTTGGCGGCCAAAGCATCCAGCCGTACACAACAAAATGTTTTAGGCGCAAGAGGGCAAGCTGCTAAATCTAGTGGCAGGCTGGGTGCCGGTATTTCTCTTTTAAGCGGTGCAGCTG